CGGAGTTTAGTGTATTGTTTTGTACTCCGTCCTCGAAAAAGCCGTAGCCGTAAAAACCTTTGAGCTGTGTGAAGGCTGTTGCAGATCCTACAGCAGTTTGTATTGTGTTTGTAGTTCTATAGTCAACCCAAAAGATAGAAGTGCTATAATCTCCGTCAAACTCATTGTCAAAATCTCCGTCAAACTCATTGTCAAAATAGTCTCTTACAAGTTCTGCTATTTCAAATGTACATACGTTATCCACCGCAAAAGAATTTAGGGTATAAGTTGCCGCAGAAGGTCTGCTGCTTGTTTGGGTGCCAGTATATATAAATAATTCTAATTGACAGCTTGTAAGGTTTGTTGCTGTGATTGAAATATAAAAAGGACTTCTTACGTTTATTTTGCTCATTTGTTTATGTTTACTTGTATCTGTTTCTCTAGTCCTATAGAATAGGCCTCTACTAGCTCGTCTGGCAGTCTTTTAAAAGCAGCCTCAAAAGGCTTAGTAAAAAACATACTTGGTCTTGTACCAGTTTGATATATACTTCTAGTAATTATAAAACCAGTTTGTTTGTAACTTAAAAACCTTCCACTTTTTCTGTCTCTAAATTGTATCCCTTTGCGTCTTACCCATTTGTCTATACTTTTTGTAAGGCCACCTTTTTGACCGCTACCAGTTCCAAACTTAAAAGGGCTGTTAGGTGCTTTACTACTTGAGGACTTACCTTTGACTCCTTTGTCTTTAAACTTCCAATAGTCCTCCATTTCAAAAGCTAGAGACATTGTGCTTCCCTTTTGGCCTACATTGAAGGTCATACTATTATAAAGTTTTTTAGTGTCGTTAAAACTTCCGTAAGGGGCTCTACCCTTGGTTAAGTTGCTGCGGCTTTGTTGTATCACATACTTTGCAAACTTGTTTAGCTCGTCCCTTAAAAACTTGTCCCCTAGCATATGTCAATATCATTGTGTACTATTACGTCCATTGTTGCAGCAAACCCAGCAAGTCGATTCTCAAACCTCTCATAAAAAGGCTCTAGTGTAGGGTCTCCCTCAAGTTGAAATTTCTCGCTGTAGAGTGTCCCTCGTCTTAGTACCATTATTAGCTTGTTTAATACAGCTAATTGAGTGTTTAATACGTCTTGTTCGTTATTGTTGCCTCTAAATATGTCTGTTGTTTTTTCTTTGCTCTCGTCTACTATATCCATAGCCATAACTGTAATGTTAAAAGATAGCACTTGCTCTTGAGCTGTTACAGAGTTTACAACAATATGAGACAAAGGGAATATGCTTTGTTTAGATAGATCAATATCGTATATGTCTCCAGTTGTAACGGTGTTTACATTAACATCCGCTAGTAGCTGTGTTTCAATCGTTTCTGTGAGTTGGTAAAAACCTCTTATACCTTGATGGCTCATTTGTTATATATTTAATTATGACCGCTAAAACTATAACGCTTAAAATACTTATGTGACAGTCGCAAAGTCCTAGTATATGTTTCATTTAAACTTGTTTTTTATTTGTGCTGACTCTATTTGATTTTTTTCTTTTGTGTATTCTAAGTAGGTCAAGCATTGATGTATATTTAATTTAGTGATATTTTCAAATCTTGTAATATCGCCTTGAGCGATTGCATAGAGTGAGTTAAACCAGCCCCACTTGGATGTGAAATTAGATGCTGTGCTAAAGCCTTCTCGTTCTTGCTGTCCAAAGAGTTCAGCATAACCATCGATAAGTCCTTTCCTAAACTGTAAAAAAAAACAATAGCCCCTAAGACTGCATCTAGAGGGAAGTCCTTTGCTGTTTCGCTAGTATCAGGGTTGTAGTCTTTTATTTTGTATCGGTTGCCTCGCTTGTGTTCTATTGGTCTGAACAATACATTAACCGCTCTGTGTAAATTATCGTTATCACTTATAAAAGTGTCTAAGTCCATATACTCTCCGAAAGACATATCGTCAAGCTCAGGAATAAATCCGTAGTCAATCCCCTTGAGTCTGAATCTATTTATTAGTTGGTGTTCGGTATCAAACATAGTATTAATTATTTCGCATATCTCTGCTATGTCTGTGGCCTTCATATTTCTAACTACTACCTCTGGCACTTTACAAAATATCTCTACTAATTTTAATTGTATTGCTGTGTCTTTGGTTTTGCCTAGGTCTGCCTCTAGCTTTGCAAACTCTTGGTATTGTGCTAGGGTTATTTCGTTAAGGCTTGTTGGTATTCTTAGATTAACTTTCATACTAATATATAAACGTTTTTAAATTATTTTAGTGAACAATATACTTCCCTCTGTTTGGGTTTTGTAGTTGGTAGCCTACAGCGTATCGGATTGCATCAATGAGGTGGCAATAAGCATCTACTGGAGTGTTTGATTTACGCTCTAGCCATCTGTAGTTATTGAGTTCTTTTATTAGGTTTGTGCTGTTTGGATCTACAACTAAATCGTAGTCTTGTAAGAGGCTTATCCCATACGTTACACTTCCTTGACCTTTTATACTAGGCTTTACGTTGCACCCTTTAGCTTTTATTTCGCTTAATAGTCTAGGCTCTGCGCTGTCCCCTATTATCAAACCGTCCTTTGCGTATTTTATGTTTAGCTCTGCTATTTGTGAGGTCGTAAGTCTAGGCAGATAAAAACACTCTTTTAAATAAATAGTCTTTGTTGAGGTGTTTATGTTACATTCTACTAAAGTCGAAGGGTCAACTGCAAAGCCGTAGTCTTGACCCCAAACACTAACGCTGTATCTTTTAAACTCTCCTATTGTCCAGTTATTGAATATAACTCCTTCCGCTTTACTCATCCAAGACCCTAACATTTGTTGTTTGTATTTCTCTGGGCGTCTCAGCTTCATTTGTTCTATCTGCTCAATGTAACTTTTAGAGAGGTGTTCTATGTTATCTTTGTAAGTGGTATGTATGTAGGTTGTATTGCCTTTAGTTATATTGCTGCCCTCTTGTACCCCTCTGTCCTCGTAGAAACGTCTGTATATAAAGTGTTCTTTGGTTGTAGGATTAAGTATTAAAATAACTCTGTTTTGTCTGCCTTGCTGTCTTACACTTAGATCTATAGTGTCGAACTTTTGCTCGTCTGTTAGTTCCTCTGCCTCATCTACTACCCAAGTCGTAATACCTTGCAGAGATTTAAGGTTTGCTGTTTGGTCGCCGCTTGAGGTCTTTATGCCTCTAAATATTATTTTGCTGCCAGTCTTTTTGTTTATTATCTCGTCTTTAGTTATGTGAAAGTTCTCTGTCATTTGCAACTGCTGAAGCTTGTCTAAGAACTCTGGGATTATTGAAATATAAGCTGAGGTTAGAGTGTACCTTGTAAATAGGATCGTATGTTTGGACTCGTAAGTAAGCATCACTAAAAGCGCATTGATTGAGAATGACTTACCAGACCCTCTGCCACCGCTTACTATGTAGTACCTACTATCGTTTGAGATTATAGGCAGATACTTTTTTTTTACTTTAATCAACGAATTTTATTAAGTCTTTAAAATTGATGTTTAAGCCCTCACTAGAGTTGATATCCATACTTTCTTTAGGCTTACCATAACGATAGCTTAGATACGTCTGTAGGGCTCTCATATCTCCTTTTGCTACTAGCTTTCCTAGGGTTTCTATTGCCTCGTCTTTGTCTATTATATTGTCTAGGCGTTCTATTAGTTTTTGCTCTTGTGCCTTTGGCTTCCTACCAGCACCTTGTCTTGCACCGCCTCTGTTTTCTACTTTCATATTTTGAAAAACTTTGATTAATCAAACTAATAATATATAAACAAACTTATTTTTTTTTAGAACATTCTTATCTGTGCTTTGTGCTGGTTTATTCTTTTTATAGCAGCCTCGTAATACTCTTTATCAAGTTCACAAGCGGTCAAGTCATAGCCTAAGTTATGACAAGCTATAGCTATTGAGCCACTACCTAGATGAGTGTCAAGTATCTTATTTCCTTCTTTTGCGTAATTCATTAAAAGCCACTCATATAATTTTACTGGTTTTTGTGTTGGGTGAAATCTACCACCATTTTTGTTATTGTCAGATAACGCACCAACTCTACTAAAATCAAAAGTTCGCATTGCTTTATTGTTTTCAGAATACCAGGCCAATTCGCCATCTGCTAAACTAAAATCTCTTTGCATCTTGTTCCATATTATAAAACTGTTAGAATAATTCCAAATATATGGGAAGTTATTACCGCCCCATATAATCTGTTTTTTTGAAACTCTAAGCAACTCTTTAAAATATTCGTTTTTAGGTATTTCGCTATCCCATTCAGTTGCTTTATATTCTTTCCATCCTCTTCCAGCTCTACTTTTACCATTTGCTTTTTTTCTCTTTTCTGCTGTTGCGTTTTGAACTTTATCAGCGTTAATTCCATAAGGAGGGTCTACTATAGCTAAATCAAAGTAATTGTCCTCATACCTTGCCATTAGTTCCATATTGTCCTCGTTGGTTATTGTCATCCTAACAGTATCTCTTGTATTTTGTCTATTTGTTTTACAGAGGCT